TCAATAACTAACGTTTATCAACCAGATACGTTAGATAAGAAAAAATTATTACCTGCTTCTTTGTCACAAGATCCTATAAATAAAGCTATTCAAGAAGAAATTCTCGATAGATATAATATAGAAGAACTTTTACCAAGATATATTAAGCTTTCTCTTATCGAAGGTGCTAGACCTGTTGCAATATTTCCATTTAAAGATATTATAGAAATGGCTAAATATAATATAAATCTTTATAGACGAAATTTTGGTGATTTTAATGCTAATGAAAAGAAGAGCGAACAGTCTGGAGAGAATTATCAAGAATTTCTTTCATCGTATTGTAATAGATCACACAAATTAATTCCTTCAAATTTTTATACTAATTTTAAAGTTTTTGGTGAAGAAGATTTACATAAAAATTCTGAAGAAGCATATAGAAGTAAACGTGATGAAATAATTAAAAGATATGTTTCTACTGAAGAATTTAATGAATATGCTATTAGAGGTTGTGAAGATATTCATCAAACATTAAATAATAAAGAGCACGAACGTCTTGTTGAAATATATGGTAAAAATGCTATGAATACTTCTAGTTTAGTAGATGATACTAAAAAAGAATTCGAAGAACTTCATGCCAAGGTTAAAGTTGAGGGTTCATTGTCGGAGCATTTTAAAGACCAGATTTTTAATGCTATTAAAAAGCTTGATGATAATATTGAGTTTTACGACGAAGGTGAATCATCAATGGCTTTTGCCATAAATAATTTCAGACGTCTTATGCAATTTACAAAGTATAAAGAAGACCCAACTATGGGTTTAGTTGCATATGGTGCGGTTCAACAACCATTAGAAAAACAAAAAGAAAAAAATCCTTTTGTAGATAGAGATATACCTGATTATAAAAAAGGTATTGCGAAGAATACAGGTTATAAATCCGTCTTAGACGATTTTGATGATTTTTCAGTTAATAATAAATCTATACTCGAAGATTGTCTTATTAAAGAATATGATGCTGAAGATGTTATACCTGTTATTATATCTGGAAAACATGTTGGTTACTATGTAATCGAAATGTCTCCATATACTGGTAATTCAGAATCAATAAATAAACGAAATTGTAACTTTACAGATATGTTTATAAATCTTGGTATGAGCAATGATTTACCATTATCACCATCTCCATCAACATCTGGTTCATTTTCATCTGGTGTAACGTCTATGCCTCTTGGTGGAACTGGTCCGGCTTCCGAGATCGGTGGTTTAGGTGTTATTGGTGCAGGATCTACAGCATTAGCTGGTGGTGCAGATATATCTGGTTTTGAAACTGGTCTTATTGGTGAAGATGCTTTGAGACGAAATAATATTATGAAAAAGATTATTTTTAATGTACTTAAAGATAAACTTAATCGTAAAGATCTTTCCGATGATGAATCTTTTACCGACACAATTATGTCTCTTATTAGAGATGGAGCAATTATTCAGAATAAAGTAAAGATTATTTATATACCTGAAAAATATATGTGTTATTTTACACCGGGATTAGATGGAAACGGTATTCCTCAATCTTTCTTAAAAAATTGTTTGTTTACTTGTTATGAAAGAATTCTTGTAAATATGAATAATGTTATGACAAGAATTACGAGAACTAGTACAAGAGATAAGATAGAGGTTAATGTTGGTAAAGCAAAAAATATTGGTGCGACAATACGTTCTATAGAGAATGCTCTCACTACCAGACGTCTCAATGTTGAATCACCTTTTACTTCTTTATCAAGAGTACTTAAAACAGCATCATTGTCTGAAACAATTATTGTTCCTGTATATGATGGTGAACAATTATTCACATATGAAGATTTAACACGTACTAACGAACCAGTAGCACAAGATGATTTTGAAGAAAAACTAGATAATGAAATAGTTACTGCACTTAAATGCCCAGTAACAATAACTAACCCTTATCAAGAAGAAGATTTTGCATCATTGGCTGCATCTAGAAATGCCGAATATCGTTTTGATATTATTAAACATCAGAAACTTTATACCAAAACGATTGAAAAAATGATAAAATTATTATTTGTTGGTTCTGGGTTATATGATACTCTTAAAAAAGGTACAAAAGATTTGAGTTTAAAAAATATTCATGTTACTCTGGCTGCTCCAGAAACATTGAATATGAAAAATGCAAATGAAATCTTTAGTACCGTATCAACATACATTGAAAATATAATCAATATTATAATTAATCCGGATGATTCATCAGAAACAACAAATATGCAAAGATGGCTATTTAGACAAAAACTTTATCAAAAATATATGCCTGGAATTGATTTCGATACATTTCTTAATGATTCTAATGATCTTGAAGATGAAGCAAGACTTAGAACAGTTAAACAAAAACAAGATGATTCTATTAACAATGAACTTGTTAATACTACTTTTGAACCAGTTAATCTTGATTCCGAAGGTGATACTGTCGTTAGAGGCGATTCTAACAAAGATGTTGGTATCGGTAATGGTGACGGTGGAAATAATGATGAGACTGGTGGTGCAGATGACTGGGGTAGTTGGTAAACATTTATATTAAATTTTAAAATATTAAACTGGTGGTTTTACCACCAGTTTTTAAATATTGATTTTCTAGTAGAGGAAGTCTATTATTTATATATTATATTAATGAAGGAGAAATAATATGAACGAAATTTCAACAAAAGCATCAAAATTGATTAATAGTAATACTTTTGTTAATGGTATTGCTTATGGCTTGACTGCAGGTCTTTGGTCAAGATATTATTCGGAAAATTTAGATTTTGTTTGGACACAAAGTCAAATATTAATATTATTTTTGGTTAGCTATGTTATAAATACTATAGCGAGCAAAAAAATTAATTTCAGAAAAAGAATGTTTAATCTTAGGAATAAGATTGGACTTTTTACAAAATTGATCGATATCACAACTATAATATTGTTTATGATTACGAATAATCCGGTAATATTGATTATTGGAGATACTGTAGCTTGTTGTTGTAGTATCACCGAAAGTATTGCTTGGACAGAACTGAATTCAGCAACATTTAATGGAAATTTTCGTGCAGTTCATTCCGCACGGAATGAAAAAGCATCTAATCTTGGTAATATGATTGCTTATGTAATATCCATGTTTGTTGCTATATTTTTAGTTGGTGATAAACCAATCAGTTATGAGGTTTTATTAATTACACAATGGTTGATGGCGATCATAACAATATTCACATTCTTTAGAACATTGAAGTTGTTCCGTATGGTAAAACCTCTTGTTGAAGAGATGTGGTCTAACCCACGTTAAAACATAAAATAAAGGGATTTTTATCCCTTTATTTTTTTTTAAGTACATATTATACAAAAGAATATGTATAAAGGAGACAGATATGTCAAATAATATTTTGATCTCGATGTATAAAGATAAGATTAAAAACATTTTAAACGTTGTTTATAATGGAAAAGTATCTGACGATCTTATTGATAGATATCTTGAAAAAATATGCAAAAGTGCTGAATCTAAGATAGTAAATGCTAACGTTAGAAATCTTTATAAATACGATTATGGGCATCAGATACCAATAAATCAAATTCTAGTAGATATCAAACAAGAACACCTAAATATACATGCTAATGGAACATTAACAGAAAATATAAAACCAATAAATTATTATGTGATTGATGATTTAAGTGATCAACGAAGTTTTTATAAACAAAAAATGTTAAAAGCTAAAGAAGAAGACGATGATTTCGGTTTCTTCATTAATAATAGTATGCAAAATACTGTTAAAGCTAAAACAAATTCGATATATGGTGCTTCAACTATGTCTAAAGGATTCACATCGAATGTAGATATGGGTGGAGCTATAACTGCACAAGCTAGAAATTTCATATCTGAGATGGTATGGAATATTGAGCGTTTTATTGGCAGCAATTATACTTTTGATAGTTTGAATGAAGTTTTTTCTTGGTTTGATCAATTATATAAACTCAAAAGTAAAATTAATTATGAAAGATTTATTTCAAAATATATTGATTATATACCAACTACTCACGATTGTTCACAAAAATATGTGTATATAACCAGAGATGTAAAAAATATTAGAAGAGAAGAAATAGATATATCTAAATCCAGTTTTCTTATGTTTGATATGATGGAAGATTGGAAAAAGGTATTTTTCTTTTATTCTTATGATCCAATAAGTTTAATTAGTTTAAATCCTAAAATACGTAATATAATTGAAAAATTAGTTTCAATAAATATTGAATTTATTAATCCTTACATGTTTGAAAAAATCAAATCGGATATGAATAGGGAAGATATAATTCAATATTTTATCGATAAAGGAAATGATAGACAAGAAGCTGAAGAAATAACAACGTTTTATGAATTATTAAAAGAATTCAGAATGTTGATTAGTGTATTTTCTTTTGCAACAATAATTAATGGAAATAGAGTATCCAAATATAGAACTCGTAAAAGAAAAGCTTGTGTTATTGGTGATACCGATTCTACTATGCCTTCATTTTATGAAATTACAGAAAATACGTTTAAATCTATTGGACGTGAAGATCTAGCGAAAGATGTTAATCAAAGCACAAAAGTAGCAATGATTTGGATTTCTGTTATTTCTGATCTTATGAGTGAAGCATGCATGAATTTCGTCGTGTGTTGTAATCAATATAATGAAGGAGAAAAGTTTTACATGTATATGAAAAACGAATTCTTCTTCCCGATAGTATTATTGTATAATACAAAGAAAAATTATATTGGTATACAAACTATTCAGGAAGGTCATAAATTACCAGAAAATAAACAACTTGCTATAACAGGAAGAAATCTTGGTTCAGATACACTGAATGAATATGTATCTAATGAAATATTGGATATTCTTAATGTTGATGTTTTAAAGTCGAAAAATTTTAACCCGTTAATAGTTTATCAACGAGTTATAAAACTTAGAAAACATATCGAAGATAGATTAAAATCTGGAGA